TTCTGGTCAAGAAAACGACTAGTAACTTCAATCTTAACTAACGCACCAACAGTTACTCCAAGTTTTTTAGCAATTGCTTGGAGTTTCTTTTTTTGATTAGTGCTGATATTGTCTATATCAATTCGTGAGTATTCTGGTTCGTCTTTGATTGAATCGTACTTTTTTATGATAATATCAACTTCTTGTCTAATTATTTTAGACACCGTTATTCCTTGGTGTTCAGATTTAGAATTGAGTTTCTTTTTAAGTGCTTTTGGTACACTTCTTATTTGAAGTCTAGAGAACATTTAACAAATATATGAAATGAAACTGAAAAATGAAGTAATTTGTTTGGATTAGTTGTGCATTCCTTTATTTTTGGTTGTAATGGCAAAAGAACTATATCTATATTACGGGGTTTCTTCATTTACTGCTGAGGAGTTGGTTTCAACTTTGGAGGAGTATATGGATGAAGAAGTTGTAATAAGAATGAATACCCCTGGAGGGGATGTTTTTAGTGGCTACGCAATTTTGAACAAAATAAAAGAGCACGGAAACGTGACAATCAAAATTGATGGAATGGCCGCTTCAATGGGAGCTTTTATGCTTCCTTTTGCTAAAAGAGTAGAAGCGTACGACAATGCCAAGGTTATGCTTCATAGAGCTGATGGTTACACTGGGGGCGATGAGAACTTAGTGAAGTTGTTAGCAGACATGAATAAAAACTTAAAGTCTTATTTGGATAAGAAGGTCGATAGTGAAAAGTTTGAGTCAATTGCTGGCTATAAATTAAAGGATCTATTTGATGCTGAAGATAGAAAGGATTTGTGGCTAAGTGCAAAAGAGGCCAAATCAATAGGTCTTATTCATAAGGTTAATAAAATGACACCCGAAGCAGAGCTAAAATTTGCCGCTTTATTTGAGGGTCAAGAAGGACAAAGAGTTAAAGATCAAAAACCTGTTAAATCTAATACAATGACAAAAGAAGAATTGAAAGCAAAGCACCCAGAGTTGTTTGCTTCTGTTGTTTCTGAAGCTCAAGCTGAAGAAAAAGAGAGAGTAAAAGCTTGGATGGGTTACATCGATGTTGATGTTGCTAAAGTAAAAGCTGGAATCGAAGGTAGCGCAGCTCCTACAATTTCTGAGCAGATTGAATTAAACCGTAAGGCAGTAGCGAAGGCTAGTGTTCAAGGTTTAGAAGATGGTTCTGCAGATGATTTTGAAGAAGATGATGCAGCTGGAAAAGGAGCACAAGCGGCTGCTAGTCCAGAGGTTGCTAAGGTAGAGGCTGAAATTAAAGAATTGTTGAACAAAAAATAAGATAAATCATGAGTGAAGTTGCAAATCAAACAGCTGGTCCTAACATCTTAGATACGGACTACAACACAGCGAAAATGGTTATTCATGGCGGACGCTATGAAACTGCTACATATACTAACGGTACTGGATCCGAGGTTACTTTGCCAAAGGGAACATTATTAGGGAGAATTTCTGCTAGTAATAAGGTTCAGCCTTTAGCATCTGCTGCTGTAGATGGTTCTCAATTTCCTGTAGGAATTTTGAATGAATCAATTACTGTTGCAGATGGAGCGAGTTATGACCTTTCAATGGTTATTGCTGGAGAGGTTGATGCATCATTCCTTTCTTTGGATGGTTCAGATACTTTGGCTACAGTTGTTTCAGGAAGAACAATTGGAGATAGAATCAAGTCTGATACTTTAGGTATTTTACTTGTGGATGCTGATGAATTAAGTGAGTACGAATAATTAAAAAAGAGACAAAAAAATGGCTATTAATACAACACAAGCAAGAAGTCTATTGACTAGCACGTTAGTTCAGGTATACAAAGAAATGCCTAAGACTACATCGTTCCTTTCATCTTTCTTTAACCCAGTTGAATCGACTGATAAGTTTGTTTCAATCGAGGTTCAAAGAGGTACTGAAAAAGTAGCGGTTGATGTAATTCGAGGAGAAAAAGGAAACTACAACAAGGTTTCACGTTCAACTGAGAAGGTAATTAAACCACCATTGTATTCAGAGTGGTTCAATGCTACGGATTTAAGATTGTACGATGTTGCGATTGGTAATCCGAATGCAAGCAATTTAGTTGCTTTAGCTAATGAAATGGCTGATGAAGCTTTGATGGTTCGTCAAAAAATTGAGAGAGCTTATGAAAAGCAAGCAGCAGACGTTTTAGAGACTGGTGTTATTACATTGCTTAACGGAACTGATATAGACTTTGGTCGTAGTGCGAGTTCAATTGTTGATAATTCTGGTACACCTTGGTCTACTGGTACAGTTGATCCAGTTGCACAAATTACTGCAGGTTGTGAGTATTTGAGAACTGCTGGTAAAATGCAGGGAGGTCGTGTTAACATGATTTGTGGCAAATCTGCATTATCTGCATTGTTAAACAATGACACGTTCCAAGCTCAAATGGATGTTAGAAGAATTGATTTAGGCCAAATTAAGAAAGAGCAAGCAAATGCTTTAGGTGGTGTTCCTCACGGTATCATTACTGCAGGTTCATGGGATGTAGTTATCTGGTCATATCCAGAGTATTATGATGTATCTGGTGTATCTACTCCTTACATTGCTGATAAGAAAGTAGTTCTTGTTCCTGAAGCACCTAAATTCACAGCTGGATTTGGAGCAGTACCTCAGTTAATTAATGATGATGGTTCAATCGACCAGCAGGGAGCTTTCTTAATGGAAGAGTTTTTAAACAAAGAAGAAGCTTCTCACAAGGTTTATCAAAAGTCTGCAGGTGTAATGATTCCAACTGCGATTGATCAGATTTACACAATGCTTGTATTAGCGTAATCAATAAATCGAGATAGATATGAAGTACAAAGTAATTTCTAACACGCTAAGCTGGGTAACAAAGAAGTCTTTTAAAAAAGGTGATATTGTTGAGGTAAGCGTTTATGGAAAATCAAAAACAGCTGAATTGGTTAAGAGAGGTTTTTTAGAGCCTGTTGAAGAACCAAAAAAAAAGGCTATTGAAGATATGAAAGTTGACGAGTTAAAAGCAAAACTTATTGAACTTGGAGTTGAAAGCCCAGAGGGAAAAAAAGCGGAGCTAATTGAACAACTCAAAGGACTTGTGTAACTGATTCATGTCTATTAGTATTAGTACACACAAAAGCGCCAGCATTAATTTGTTGGCGCTTTTTCTTATATTTACATTATGAGTCTGAAAAAAAGAGCTGAGGCTGACATAAAAAAAATTACGGCCAATTTAAAGGAGTGGGCAGATGCGGCTACATTTGTTGCTCCTGATACAACTGAATACACAGTTAATGTTATTCACACTAAGCACCATTTAGGTATTGATCCTGAGACTGGTGTTCCTGTAAATGCTAAAACGGCCAGTATAGCCTTTTCTGAATCTAATTTAGGAGTAAGTATTCGAAATGCTCAAAATGAGGTTAACCTAGACGGATGGAGTATAATTGTTCCGGATAGCACTGAGGTTGATAAAACGTATTTTGTTCGGGAGTGGTATCCTGATGAAATGATTGGAATGATAGTATGTATTTTAAGCGATTGATATGCCAAATCTAACAACAATACCTGAACAGAATTTCGAAAAAGCAAGAGATTATATTGCTGCTATTTTGGTTGATGAATTTACCAATAATCCAATTGGAGGAGAAACTCCTAATGTTTACACCGAGAGAATTGCTCCGGTTGATAAGGTTAATTTACCAGCAGTAAATATTGTTTTTGCTCAGGCTAACAATAGCCTTTTAGATAGCTCTAGTAACAAGTTCGAGTATATATTCAATATTGACTGCTATGCGAATGGGAAAGTGGCTAGTGGCAATAGGGCAGGTACTAATGCTTCTATTGATCTTCATAAGTTGGTTGGAGTAGTTAAGCAGATACTTCTTAATCCAGTTTATAAAACCTTAAGCTTCACTAATGGAGAAATGGGTAAGAGAATGATTAATTCAATTCAAGTTGCAGAGCCATTTCAAAAAACTGATGCCAACTCTACAACTATGGCTAGGATTCAATATCAAATCGAGTTAACCGACCAGGTTCAAAAACCTGACCCAGAGATTGCTGCTCAATCAACTACTAAAGTCAATATTGAAGAAACCGATTCAGGTTATCTTTGGACTATTTCACAATAAAGTTTGTGTATATGTAATTTTTCTGTAAATTAGCAGGAAATTAATAGACATGAATAAAGATAGTAGGGTACTATTGCAGAAGTTAGACTGTAATTGTAATGATTGTAAATTCATGGTCAGAGATTTTGAAAAAAGAAAATCATTTGATCATTTGCACCAAGGTTATCAAAACGCCAGATTCAGAATAAACTATGGAAACTGTACCAAGATCAATAAAGCAGTTTCTTTTATTCCGAATATTTTACAATTAGAAACTCAAGACTGCTTTGTTCACCGCAAAGATTAATTTTATCCAAAATCAGTAATCACTTAAAATCAGTTATATGTCAGTAAACAGAGTAATTTTAATCGGGAACTTAGGAAAGGACCCAGAAGTAAAGCATCTAGAAAATGGTGCAGTAGTCGCTAATTTTCCAATGGCCACATCGGAATCCTACAAGGATAAAAGTGGAAACAAAGTTGACCAGACTGAATGGCACCAAGTTGTGCTTTGGAGAGGTTTGGCAGAGGTTGCTGAGAAGTACCTTAAAAAAGGAGCGAAAGTCTATATTGAAGGAAAGATAAAGACTCGAACTTGGGAGGACCAAGAAGGATCTACAAGGTACACTACTGAAATCGTTGGAGATAAAATGACTATGCTCGGTGGAAACCAACAAGAAGCTAGTAACCCTGCTCCAAAAGAAGAAAAGCCAAAAAGCGCACCTCAACCATTGGCTAGTTCTAGTAATGAATCGGATGATTTACCATTTTAAAAATTAAGACATGGCAGACGTACACAGACATCAACAGAACATTCCAGATAAATTGAATGAAGCTGTTGAAGAAAAACTAGAGGATAGCTTGTATCCTACAAAAACGAGCTTAA